CCTTCCCACGCATCGTTTTGAACGGTGTCGAGCACTTGATAGCGAGTGAGAAAGATGTCTGCGGTTATGAACGACTGGGAGAGTCTGCCGCCTGATTCAACAGGCACCAAACAGATTGCTGGGCGGTTTATCCCCGGCAAGAGCGGCAACCCCAAGGGAAGACCTAAGGGGAGCCGAAATCAGTTTGCTGAAGACTTTGTAGCGGATTTCCATAACGCTTGGTCAGAGCACGGGCAGAACGCCCTTCTGATCATGGCGGCTGAGAAACCGTCCGAGTTCGTTCAAGCCGCAGTCAAAATCTTGCCTCGGATGGTAGAAGTAAATGATCCAGTCGGGGAACTCGATAGGGAACTTACCGCCAGCCTTCTTGACTATGTCAGATCAAGAACTGCTGGAATACGAGCGGCAACTGGAGAAGCATCTGGAGTCATTGAAGGCTCAGTCACGGCTTCAGGACTATTGCCCGTACCCCAAGCAACGGGACTTCCATAACGCAGGGTCAGCCGCCCGAGAACGGCTATTGATGGCGGCAAACCAAGTCGGCAAGACATGGTCAGCCGGGATGGAAGTGGCCATGCACCTGACTGGGATCTACCCCGATTGGTGGCAAGGGCGACGCTGGAACCGACCGATTGTGGCTTGGTGTGCTGGCATCACGGGTGAATCCACCCGGGACAACGTGCAGCGCATCCTAATGGGACGCCCAAACCAATATGGGACTGGGGCGATCCCCAAAGCCGCTATTAGCGACTACACGACCACCCGGGGCATTGCCGACCTTCTGGACACGATCCAAGTGAAGCACGTGTCTGGAGATGTGAGCACGGTCTCGCTGAAGAGTTATGAGAAGGGCCGCGAAAAATGGCAGGGTGAGACGCTCGATCTTGTCTGGTTTGACGAGGAACCACCTGCTGACATCTACATTGAGGGTCTGACCCGCACCAATGCCACGGCTGGGATCGTCTTTATGACGTTCACCCCGTTGCTGGGCATGAGTGATGTCGTGCGGCGGTTCTTGATGGAAAAGCCCCCGGGGACTTCCGTCACGACCATGACCATTGACGATGCCGCCCACTACTCCCCAGAGCAGCGTGAGGCGATCATTGCGTCTTACCCTGCCCATGAGCGGGACGCCCGGGTCAAAGGCATACCGAGCCTTGGAAGCGGTCGAGTGTTCCCAATTGCTCGGGAGCAGATACAACTTCAGAGCTTCCAGATTCCAGACCATTGGCCACAAGTGGCCGGGTTGGACTTTGGATGGGATCACCCGTCAGCCGCAGTCAGGTTGGCGTGGGATCGGGATAGCGATTGCATCTACGTGATTGCCTGTCACCGCGCCCGGGAAAACACCCCTGCCATGTTTGCGGCAGCGGTGAAGCCTTGGGGCGACTGGATACCGTGGGCATGGCCGCACGACGGGTTGCAGCACGACAAGGGGTCTGGCGACCAGTTGATGACGCTCTACCGAGCGCAGGGTCTTAAGATGATGCCCACCCGGGCAACCTTCCCTGACGGCTCTCACGGTGTGGAGGCGGGTATTGCCGACCTTCTGGATCGTATGCAGACGGGTCGATTCAAGGTGTTTCAGCACCTCAACGACTGGTTTGAGGAGTTCGGCCTGTATCACCGTCGCGACGGGTTGATCGTCAAAGAGAACGATGACCTGATGTCTGCGACGCGATATGCCACGATGATGCTGCGATTTGCCGTGATCCGTCAGGTAAAGAGACAAAACTTTGGGGCGTTCAATATGCCCCAACCACAAGGTTGGATGGGCTAAATGCATTCAGAAGACACGCCAGCACGGACGGACGAAGACATCATCATTGAATGTCGCGACCGTTTCCGTCTCGCCCTAGCGGCTGAGACCGAAAACCGTGTGGAGGCAATGACTGACATTCGGTTTGCCAACGGCGAACAATGGCCAATCGACATCCGTCGCGACCGTGACATTGACGGGCGACCCTGCCTGACCATCAACATCACCGATGCAATGGTGCGGCGGGTGACCAATGCTTTGCGTGAGAACCGTCCCCGGATCAAGTATCACCCGGTCGGCAACGGTGCTGACGTTCAGAAGGCCAAGGTACGGACTGGATTGGTGCGCCACATTGAGGAGTGCTCCAATGCCGAATACGCCTATGACTGCGCCCTAGAGAGTGCGGTTAAGGGCGGCTGGGGCTACATCCGAGTGGGTTCACGGTATGTCAACGAAGACTCTTTTGATCAAGACCTGACCATTGAGTCAGTTCGCAACCCGTTTACCGTCTACCTTGACCCCACTAGCACGCTGCCTGACGGCTCGGACGCCAATTGGTGTGTGGTCAGCGAAATGATCCGTCGTGAGGAGTACAAAGCCCGATATGGGCAAATTGACTCTTCTGGCTGGATGTACATGGGCGACGGGGACAATCAGCAGGATTGGGCGACCAAGGAAGAAATCCGCATTGCGGAATACTGGCGCATCGTCCCCAAGATGGCGACCTTGCACCTTCTGTCGGACGGTTCCACGGCATTCAGCGACGAATTAGCCAAGCCTGAAAGCCTTGAGGCGGCTGGCATCACGACGATCCGCACCCGTCGGGTGCTGCGAAAGACTGTGGAATGGCATTTGATCTCAGCGACCAAGGTTTTGGATTCGCGAGAGTGGCCGGGTAAGTACATTCCAGTCATCCCGGTTTACGGTCGAGAAGTAGATTTGAATGGCAAGGTCGTGCGGAAGGGCATGGTTCGCGATTTGCGAGACATTGCTCGGATGTACAACTACTCAATGACGGCAAAGACGGAAGTCTACGCTCTGATGCCGAAAGCCCCGTGGCTGATCGCTGAAGGGCAGATGGAAGGGCATGAAGCGGCATGGCGAGACGCCAACCGCAAGCCGATTGTGGCGTTGCCGTATAAGCCTGTCGTTGGCCCCAATGGCGAGATTCTGCCGGCCCCAGAGCGTCAGCAGCCCCCTCAGCCCAATGCCGGGTTCGCGGAGTGGGGTGAGAGCACCAAGTCAGACTTTCTGGCCGTGGCTGGCATGGTCGGTGACCCGGGTCAGGACGCACAGGGTGAAGTAGTGTCGGGCGTCGCCATCAAGCGGCGGCAGGGTATGACGGATGTCGCACACTTTGACTATGCCGACAACCTAACCCGTTCGCTGAAGCACCTTGGCAACATCATCAGCGACCTGATCCCACATTTCTACGACGTTTCCCGAATGCAGCGCATCATCGGGGAAGACGGAGTGCCAGAAACCACTCAGATCAATGAAAAAGTTCTTGATCCGATGACCAAAGCGGTCATTGAGGTGAAGAACGACATGACTGGCGGGATGTACGACACGGTTGTGGATACTGGCCCGGGGTATCAGACCAAGCGTGAGGAGTCGGCAGAAGCCATGATGCAACTGCTAGTGACCCCATTGGGTGAAGCCGTGTCTGGGGTGGCGGGTGACGTTATCGTGCGGTCGTTGGACTTCCCAGAAGCCGACACCATTGCCGACCGTCTGGCGACCATGATCCCGGCGGCAAACATTGACAAGAACTCTGACATCCCGCCAAAGGCTCAGATGATGATCAAGACCTTGCAGGGTCAGTTGCAACAGCAGCAGCAACAGATGTTGGCATTGCAACTTGAGCTTGAGACCCAGAAGAGCCTTGAGACCATGCGTCAGCAAGCAGAGACCGAGCGTTTGGTGATGAAGGAACAGGGTCAGGATCGTCGTAAGGCAATGGAGCTACAGGTGCGTCGCGAAGATGTGCTCACCAAGGCGCACACGACGCTGCACGACACAGAGGTCAAATCCATCACGGCTCGGGATGTGGCCGAAATCAACGCCACGGGCAAGATTTTGGACACTCACACGGCTCAGAAGTACAACCAGCAAGCGACGCAAGAAATTTTGCGAGACGCTGACCAAGCACTTCATAAGGGTCAATAATGGCAACGTATAAAGACGTTTTGGGCATTCAGCCAGCGACGGCTGAAGCCGAGCCGCCATCGTCGGAATACAACGTCCCAAAGACAAAAGCAGAAGCCAACAAAATTGTTGGTGGTCTGTCAGCCCCGGGCAAAATGCCCGAAGGTTCGTTCGGTTTGAGCGCACATGACTGCAAAACGGGCAGCGCATTGCGGCAGATTCCGGGTTCCGTGTGTTCGACCTGCTACGCCCATAAGGGTATGTACGTGATGCCCAATACCAAAAAGGCGCACGACGCTCGCAAAGAAATTCTTGAAGAAGCAATGCAAGATTCCGATAAGCGCAAAGACTGGGTTGGCGCGTTTACCAAATTGATGGAAGGCAAAAAGCATTTTCGTTGGCACGATAGCGGCGACATTCAATCGCCAGAGCATTTGGGAATGATTGCAGATGTGGCAAGAGCAACCCCCAACACAAAACATTGGCTTCCGACTAAAGAACCGCGCTTTGTTAAGCGATATGAGGCATCTGGTGGAGTTATCCCTGACAACCTCATCGTGCGAGTATCTGCACCTATGAACGATCAAGAAATCATGGGCGGCTTTAACCACACAGCAAGCGTTCACAAGAATCTTCCACCGCCAGAAGGCGCATACGTTTGCCCAGCTAGTCAGCAGGGTGGAAAATGCGATGGAACAAAGGAGGGCGGCATAAATTGTCGCGCTTGCTGGAACAAAGACGTTAGTAAAGTCTCATACCCGTGGCACTAAATAATGGCTAAATCACTTATTCATCTCAGAACAGACGCGAACGGTGGAACCGAAGACCACTTTTTGCATCATTGCATTGAATTGCATGACGAGCGCGGCAGACTTAAACAAAAGTTATACGCCCATTGTGGTGTCAAAGCTGGGTATTTCACGCACGATGTGGCTGAATTGCATTCCAACAAAATGGGATGCCCCGCCTGTAGGCGTTTCCATCGAGAAGCGTTGGAAGAAGAAGCAAAACTTCACGCTTTGAAGCAGCGCGATTGAAATAAGCCAACCGCTCCTCTATCTACTTAGCGGTTTTTGACTGGCTCGGCAGTCTTTGGCGAATAACCGAGCATCTATTTTCGATCCTTGAGGTCTGGCAGACCCCGGGGAACGGCACACAAAATGCCCCGCACTTGGCGGTTTCCAAGGGTTTTTCGTGAGTGGGACTCATGGCAATACAGACGTATTCAAGCGAATCTTTAGCGGAAACGGCAGCAAATCAGCCAAAACTATCGGAAATCACCACGGGTGATGATCTGGCAAACCTTGTTCAGACACGAAACCCGGTAGTGGCGACTGGCACGGAGCGGTCACCGGACGCACCACCAGAGCCACAGGTTGAAGGGCAGTCAGAAAAGAAAGGCGCGAAACACGATGTCCAGTCTCGCATCAACGAACTCACCCGGCTCCGTAAGGAAGCGGAAGAGTTTGCTGAAGAGGAGTACAACAATCGTCTCCGTGCCGAGCGCAGGATCGGTGAGCTTGAAGAGCAGTTAAAGACCCAACCGGAACCCCCCAAAGCTCCGGTAACGCCTCAGCAGGAAGAGTTAAAAGAACCGAACGAAGCCGACTTTAAGGACATTACAAGCTTCACCAAAGCGTGGAGCGAGTACACCCTCAAGTTGGCTGATCGTCGGGTTGCTGAAGCCCGACAGCAGGAGCGCGTTCGTGCAGCCGTTGAGGCTGAGAATGCAGAACTGCAAAAGCGGGTGACGGCAGCAAAAGAGGATTTTGATGACTTTGAGCGAGTCATCACAAATGCATCTCGGGACAAGCAGATTCCCGTTCACGTTGAACGGGCAATTAGAGAGTCAGAGTATGGCGCACATCTTGCCTACCATCTCGCCAAAAACCCGGACGATGAAAGCAGAATCCTCTCTTTGACCCCTGCAAAGGCGTTGCTTGAACTGGGGAAGATTGAAGACAGATACGCCCAAAAGACCAAAGTCACAAGTACGACTGAGGCTCCCAAGGCAAAACCCACAATCGAAACATCCCGTGCGCCAGCACCTGTTTCTAGCATCAAAGCCGAA